AAGCTTTTTTTGTATGTTAAAATAAAAGTTATGCAAAAAGAACATTATATTTTAAACGAACGTTACCGTCCATCAACCCTCGAGGGTTACATATGTGATGATCATTTTAAACAAAAAATTCAAACCTGGATAGACAATAAAGAGGTACCACATCTCTTTTTATATGGTAAGGCTGGATCTGGTAAGTCTACTTTAGCTAAAATATTGGTTAAAAATATTGATTGTGACTATCTTTACTTAAATGCTACAGATAAACGTTCAATGGATGATATACGAGGTGAGATATTACCTTTTGTTTCAACCATGTCATTCAAAAATTCTCCCAAAATTGTAATACTTGATGAAGCAACCCATATTCTACAAGCATCACAAGTACTGCTTTTAAATATGATCGAGACATATAGCGCAAGTACCCGCTTTATTTTAACAGGTAATTACCCAGAACGTTTAATAGAACCTCTACGCTCACGTTTAGAAGACTATAACTTGGTCCCCCCAAGCATGAAAGCAGTGGCTAAACATATAAAAAATATTCTAGAAACCGAACAAGTAGAGTTTACCTTAGATGATTTAGCAATCATAGTTAAAACATATTACCCAGATATCCGAAGAACAATTAATAATCTTCAAAAGTATATAGATAATGGGAAATTAACTTTACCATCTAAATTAACTGGGAATGTTGAATTTGAAAAATTGTTGATTGATGAGTTACAAAAACCAAAAAAAGGTAGTTTTAAAGCTATTCGTCAACTAGTAGCAGATAATGATATAACAGATTTTGACACCGTTTATACTAAATTATTTACAGATGCTCATAAATTTGCACCTGGAAACGAAGGTGTAATCACTATTATACTTAATGATCATATGTTCCAATCGGCTCAGGTTTTAGATAAAGAAATATGTTTTATGGCTTGTATTCAAAAGATTTTGGATACTATATAAAAAGTTCGTATAATATAATAAATAAAATATAAATTAAGTAATATGAATAACAAACCATTCTATCTTTCAGATGAACATACACGTTCATTTGGAGGAAAATTAACAGGATTTGAATCACGTGAGGAAGCAATCCGTGAGAAAAAACATTTAAAAGCATACCTTGCAGGTAAAAAATATTTTTACTACGGGTTTGAAAGTATTCCTATGTCTCAAGCCTTAGGTTTACCAATTGAGATGCAAGGTAACCATAATGTAGAAGAAAAAACAGTTAGAGTACCTAAAAAGTATGAAGTAAAAGAAATTTGGACCCCTAAAAACAAATAAAACATGGAACAACAACCACAATTAAACATTGACTTCTCAACCACAACCCCAGTTACTGGACATGATGGTGGGAATTTATTCGGACAAGCATTTATAATCCGTAAAGTATCAAAATTTACATTAGGTTCTAATGAAGATGCAATGGTACCTATCCCAGTATTTTATGATTTAGAAACTCGTAAAATATTAACTGATTCACTCCCACCTGAAATTCGTGAGGAATATAAAGATATGGCTATTTAAATGGTAGGAAAAAAAGCAATGAATTTATTTGGGTGGTTGGAAGAGATCACCCAATATAAATCCCCAATTGATAAATTTACAGAAGATGATTGGAAAACCTTCCAACCATATATGATACATAAATATCTATCTATGAATTCAGAGTATATTGAATTAGTAAACTATATTCAAAAATATTCAAACTCAACAAAACAACAAATATACACAATGTATAAAAATTTAATACCACAAAAAAAAGTGTATTTAAAGTGGGTTGGGAAGAAGAAAAAAAGTAATAACACTGAATTAGTTATGAAGCTCTCACAATACTTTTTGGTATCAAAACGTGAAGTTATTGATTATTTAGACATTCTCAATAAAAATGATATTAAAAATATTTTAACATCAATGGGGGAGGATGATAAAGAAATTAAAAAATTATTGAAAAAATGAGTGAATTAAGAAGTATTCCAAAAACCGACTCAATAGTGGATTCTATTATTGATAGATTTGTTGAACGTGCTCAAGTAGGTATGAGAAAATATGGAACTAATTTAGACCGTACTGATTTGAATTTGGAGGAGTGGTTAGAACATTCTATTGAGGAACAGCTTGATAATATTTTATATATGCAAAGAGCATTAAAGGAGTTGCGTGAGACAAAAATTCTATAATATTTATAATAAAAATAAAAAATGAACAAAGAAAAACTACGTATGTCTCTCCTAGCTGGTTTAATTACAGAAAGCGAGTATAAACAAAAATTGGAGGAAAAACAAGATCTTAATGAAAACATAGTAGGTTTAGGAGCTATCAACAATCCATTCCCAACACGTGAAAAATCTGATTATGAGTTAGCATTTGAGCACTTTACAAAAGGTGAGGTGAATGAGGAGGATTCAATGGGTAAAATTGGAAAACAATATGCTGCTCCAGGAAATAATAAATTAACATTAACTCCCCAACAACGAAAAGTTTTTGAAGAGACTATGTATGTAAGATTTAAGGAAATAAAGAAATATGATGGGCCTGAAGGAGCGGTATATGATCTTCCTTATGCTGCTGAGGATATCTTAGCCAACATCCTTACAGGAAGAGACCCAAATGAATATTGGGAGGGTAGTTGGGGAGAAGATTTAGAAAATAAAGGAATAGATGTATATAAATTTAAAAGTTATGCTGATAAGCTAGAGAGGGAAATTTCTAGAGGAAACACAAACAACCCTAAAATTAAAAAGATTCAATCTTGGGTAAGAGCTTATTTCGATTAAAAAATTATTATTCATAAATAATACATTCCTACAAACAATAAAGAAAGCTTGCCTCCCGCAGGCTTTTTTTGTATATTAAGGTTATGCCAAAGAAAAAGAAAATACCTAGTATTGTAAAAGATATTCAAAATCAAGTACAACATGAGGTAAACTATGCTTATGAAAAATCTATTTCATATTCACAGTTATCTATGTATACTGAATGTCCAAAGAAATGGTCTTTACAATACAAAGAAGGATATAAACAATTTACCTCAAGTATTCATACGGTATTTGGAACTGCTCTACATGAAACATTACAAAAATATTTAGAGGTAATGTATAATGAAAGTGGAGCTGAAGCTGATCGCTTAAACACCTCAGAAATGTTAGAAGAAAACCTACGTGAGGAATATAAAGTGCAATATAAAAAGAATAAAAACCAACATTTCCTAAAACCCGAGGAATTAAGAGAGTTTTATGAAGATGGGATAGAAATAATTCGTGAATTTGCTAAAAACAAAAGCAAATATTTCTCTAAACGTGGTTGGTATTTAGTTGGATGTGAGGTCCCACTTATGTTAAAACCTTCACCCACCCACACCAACTTATACTTCCAGGGTTTCCTAGATGTTGTTTTATATAATGAAAAAACAAATAAGTTTTTAATCATGGACATTAAAACATCTAAAAGTGGGTGGTATAAGGACCAAAAGAAAGATGAATTAAAACAATTCCAATTAATATTATACAAAAAGTTTTTTGCTGAACAATATAATGTGTCTATAGATAATATAGATATAGAATTTTTTATTGTTAAACGTAAGATATATGAACATGAAGATTTTACAATTCGAAGAATACAACAATTCCAACCACCCTCAGGTAAAATTAAATTAAATAAGGCAACACAAACGTTAAATAAATTTATAACAGAGGTATTTGATAGGGAAGGGTATAAGGATATAGAACATCAACCCACACCAAATAAAAACTGTGGTTGGTGTCCCTTTCATAAAACCCATCTATGTTCTGCAACTTACTAACCTCCTCATATATGTATATCCGTAACATATAAAAAAATAATAAAATGGCAGACAAGCAATTAACATCTGTAAAAATTGACAAGGAGTTATTTGAGGAATTCAAAATAGCGGCAATCAAAATGAAATTTAGCTTTCAAAAACTTTCTGAGCGAGCAGTACACTTATACTTAACTGATGAAGAATTTAGAAAGATGATTCATAACCATAAAGATTTAAATTTATAATAAAGTAAAA